GTTGTAGATTTAGAGAAAAGAAAATATTATGTACAAAGTTATGAATTCACATTACTTGGTTTTTTAATTGATGAGGATGAGTTTGAGGTTTCTCCCGCGGTTTCTAGAATTTTACAAGTTATTGAGCTTGAATCACAGGGAACAAGAAAACGACAAAAAAAACTTTTAACTTCCGAAAGTGCAACTTTAGATGTTTTATTTGTTGTTGGAAATAATATTATTACACAAATTTTTGATTATACAGTTGACCTAAATTTGGTCGAAACCAACAATGTTGAATCATTTGAAGTGTTCATTAATAACGACTATTACGGTATGGATATCGAACAAATTCAGTTAAATACTAACGACACTCTCAGATTAATTGTCACTAAAAATGACATAGATAAAGACAGTATAATTAAGTTTAGTGATATATTAGTTTAATTCTCACCGTATATATCGGGTTTTTCTTTACATTTCTCAAAAATAAGTCTTTCTAAGAAACGATACATCTTTATCCCTCTTTTTTCGCAATAGGTCTTTAAGACATCGTGAGACTCAACTGATATCTTTAAATTCTTTATTTTTTTTTTGTTGTTATCCATGGTAGAAAAAAGGCAGAATTTATTCTCCCTAATAATAAATACTTGCAGGAAAGTAAAGTATTTTGGTTTTTTTCAGAATATTTATCTATAAAATAAATTAATTAAGAAAACACAAGACTAATGGCAACAAACAGTAAAGTATTCGTATCACCTGGGGTGTATACTTCTGAAGTCGATTTGAGTTTCGTAGCACAGAGTGTAGGGGTTACTACACTAGGTATTGTAGGGGAGACAATAAAAGGTCCAGCCTTCGAACCTATTTTTATTACAAACTTCGACGAATTCTCAACTTACTTTGGAGGAACGTCTCCAGAAAAATTCATAAATACGCAAATACCTAAATATGAAGCGTCGTATATCGCTAAATCTTATTTACAACAATCTAACCAGTTGTTTGTAACAAGAGTATTGGGATTATCAGGGTATGATGCGGGTCCATCATGGACAATAACAACTAAAGCAAACGTAGACCCATCTACAGTAGATTTCTATTGTGAAAGTGCAACTACAGTTAATTGTATCGACACATGTGTTGATTACCAAACAATTGACTTTGCAATCGATTTCTCAGGTTGTAATAACAGTTTCGGTTCAATATCATTTGTTGACCCAACACAAATTCCCGCGGAAATTGCTACGAAATTAGATATTCCATATGAATTGTTTGATGGTAGTTTATCTACGGTTAGAACAAATATGACCAATCAAATTTTTGATATATTAAACACACCATCTTTAGAAAATACATCAATTTATTATTATGGTGCGATTTCAGGAGAAACTTATGACGCGTTTAGTCCTATCTTTACCGCTGAAACAAACGTATTTGGAGTTAATAGTGTTGATGCAAGCGTAATTGATTATGCTGCACCACAAAATGACCCTTGGTATTATGGTTTATTTGATAACGTTGGTAACGCCGCTTATAGTGGTTATTCATTTTGGTCTATTGTTACAGGATTAACTTTAACACCACCTGTTACTACTACAACAACAACGGTACCAGGAACTACAACAACGACAACAACAAACCCTTGTGTTACACCAACACCAACCGCAACAACAACAACAACAACATTTGCACCTGTTAATTGTTACACAGGTACTTTAATTGGTAGAATTTATGTATACTCAGGAACTGCGTTTACAGATTACGATGACTTAGTAGTCGCAACACTTCGTTCAAGAGGTTTAGCAACATACTCAACAGATAATGGTCCCGTTTATGAGGTTAGTGGTTTAACAGATGTTACTATGAACTGTTCAGGTTCATATTCAGGGGTTACTAAAAATCCATACGCAACTTTTGGTATTAACATTACAAGTAAAGATGGGGACACCTATTTCTTTGAAACATCTCTCCAAAATTCTGACCCTAAGTACTTACCAAAAGTATTTGGTTCATCTAACTTCGCAAAACCAAGAACTGTGGTTCCTTTATTTGTGGAGGAAAGATTCCAAGCTTTATTAAACTACGGATGGAGAAAAGGGTTTATTAGAGGTTTAAGTTGTGACTTAACCGCATTACCTGACGCAAGACAAGGTAGTGACCCTACATCAATCGCTTGGTATTTAGAACAATATCAATCACCAACATCACCATGGATTGTATCTGAATTAAGAGGTAACAAGGTTTACAACTTATTCAAATTTACAACAATTGCTGATGGTGAGGCGGCAAACACCGAAGTTAAAATCTCAATCGCAAACATTTCGTTTAATAATGGAACGTTTGACGTATTAGTTAGAGATTTCTTTGACTCAGACGCAAATCCAGTTGTTATTGAAAAATTCACTAACTGTAATATGGACCCTAATGATAACGCATTTATTGCGAAAAAAATTGGTACAACCGATGGTGAGTATGAGTTGAATTCTAAATATATTATGATTGAACTTAATGAAGACGCACCAATAGACGCATTACCTTGTGGATTCTTAGGATTCAATTTTAGAGAGTACGCGGGGGTTAGACCTCCATTCCCAATTATTAAACAAAAATACGATTACCCAGGTGAGGTAGTATATAACCCACCATTTGGTTTATCTTCAGGAGCTGACGATATTACAAGAAGTAACGGTGATAATGTACGTAGAACTTATTTAGGTATTTCTGATACTGTAGGTATTGACGTTGATTACTACTCTTACAAAGGTAAACAACTTCCTTTAGATATCTGTACAGATTCTACGGGTGAAGAATGGAACTTTAGAAGTAGAGGTTTCCACATGGATATTAACGCAAGTGCAATCACTGTACCTAACGCATTCGTTACAAGTGGAACACCAGCGTTCTATTGTGGTGATGCACCATTTACTCAAGACCCTGATTCAGAAGAGAACCCTTACTACAGAATTTACGCTCGTAAGTTCTCATTATTAGTACAAGGAGGATTTGACGGATGGGACATTTATAGAGAATCAAGAACTAATACTGATAGATTTGTATTAGGTAGAAATGGTTACTTAAGAGGTTCGTGTCCATCAATTAAATATCCTACGGCAACAGGTTGGGGAGCGTTTAAACAGATTACTGTTGGGGATACCACACAAGGTTTTGGTAACACCGATTATTACGCTTATTTATTAGGTCAACAAACATTCTCAAATCCTGAGGCAGTTAATATTAACGTATTCGTTACCCCTGGTATTGATTATATTAATCATTCTGACTTGGTTGGTAGTGCAATTGACATGATTGAAAATGATAGAGCTGACTCACTTTATGTTTGTACAACTCCTGACTACAACATGTTTGTTCCAACAACAACCAATATGCAGGATTTAATTTATCCACAAGAAGCAGTAGATAATTTAGAAACTGCGGGTATTGATTCTAACTACACTGCAACTTACTACCCATGGGTATTAACAAGAGATACGGTAAACAACACACAAATCTACTTACCTGCAACTGCTGAGGTTACAAGAAACTTAGCATTAACAGACAATATTGCATTCCCTTGGTTCGCGGCGGCGGGTTACACAAGAGGTATAGTAAACGCTATTAAAGCACGTAAGAAGTTAACACAAGAGGATAGAGACACATTATATCAAGGTCGTCTTAACCCAATCGCAACCTTCTCTGATGTTGGAACCGTAATTTGGGGTAACAAAACTTTACAAATTAGACAATCGGCTCTTGATAGAATTAACGTAAGAAGATTATTACTTCAAGCTCGTAAATTGATTTCTGCGGTATCTGTAAGATTACTGTTTGAACAAAACGACCAAAAAGTAAGACAAGATTTCTTAGATGCGGTTAACCCTATCTTAGACGCAATCAGAAGAGACAGAGGTTTATACGATTTCCGTGTAACAGTTTCTTCAGACGCTGCTGACTTAGATAGAAACCAAATGACGGGTAAAATCTATGTTAAACCTACAAAATCGTTAGAATTTATAGACATCACGTTCTATATCACTCCAACAGGAGCATCTTTCGAGAATATCTAAAATAAAAAATAAACAAGCCGATGTAATGTCGGCTTGTTTTTAGCCAAATAATAACAATGATAAATAAAAAAATGATTATAGAAGGTATTGATGAAGCAGGAACACCTGACATGAAATACTATTCATTCGATTGGGACGACAACATAATGACAATGCCAACTAAGATTATCTTAAAAGATGAAGAAGGTAATGATGTTGGTATGTCAACTGAGGATTTTGCGGAATATAGAACCGACATAGGTAAAGAACCTTTTGAATATGAAGGACATACTATTGTAGGTTTTAGTGATGAACCATTTAAATTTTTTGGTGTTGCGGGTGACAAACAATTTATTGTTGACTCTATGTTAGCAAAACCAAGTGCGGCTTGGCCTGACTTTGTAGAAGCATTAAATAATGGGTCGATTTTTTCTATCGTTACCGCTAGAGGTCATACCCCTTCGGTAATTAAAGAGGCGGTGTACAATTTAATTGTTTCAAATAAAAACGGGATTAACTCAGATGAGTTAGTTAAAAATTTAGAAAAGTTTCGTCACATTGCTGATGAGGGTCAATTAAGTAAACGTGAAATTATACGTCAATATTTAGACCTTTGTAGATTTTATCCTGTAAGTTATGGGGAAGGTTCGGCAACAAATCCCGAGGAAGGTAAAATTAAAGCCTTAAAAGAATTTGTTCAATATATTAAAGAAGTTTCAACTCAAATTAAGAAGAAAGCGTATTTAAAGAATAAAATAACTAATAATTTCTTACCTACAATTGGTTTTTCAGATGATGATTTAAGAAATGTAGAAAAAGTTAAAAGTCATTTTGAAAAAGAACCAGATAATATAATTAAGACTTATTCTACTGCAGGAGGAATTAAAAAAGAATATTAATAAATAAAACTAGATACTTATATGCTAAGAATAATTTTTTAAATCTTGAAAGTAAAGAGAAAAAATTTATTTGGAGATATTTATAAAAAACAAAATAAACACAAAATAACAAAAAAGAAAGAAAATGGCTGATTTATTGATGAAAATGCCGATACCTTATGAACCTAAAAGACAAAACAGGTTCATTCTTCGTTTCCCAACAACATTGGGTATTAACGAATGGTTCGTTGAATCTACGGCAAGACCACATATAACTATAAACCCTGTTGAGATTCCCTTCCTAAACACTTCAACTTACGTTGCTGGTCGTTTTACTTGGGGAACTATTAACGTTAAATTCCGTGACCCTATTGGTCCGTCCGCATCTCAAGCTCTTATGGAGTGGGTACGTCTATGTGCCGAGTCTGTAACAGGTCGTATGGGTTATGCTGCGGGATACAAAAAGAATGTCGATTTAGAAATGTTAGACCCAACTGGTGTTGTTGTTGAGAAATGGATTTTAGAGGGAACATTCTTATCGGATGTTAACTTCGATTCATTGGCTTATAATACAGATGCTTTAGCGAGTATTACGGCAACATTACGTATGGACCGTTGTATCTTAGTTTACTAAAATTACAATAAAAAATATTTCAGTCAAAATATATTTAAATCCACATGCTTAGGTATGTGGATTTTTTTTGTTTCTATTTAAAAAAAAAGAAATTACTTTATATTTTATTATAAAAGACAAACAATATGGACCAAAGTATCATTGACGCAGGAACGGAGAGTTTTAACTTACCTCACGATATAGTACAACTACCTTCAGGTGGTGTATTTTATAAATCAAAAAAGAAAGCAATAAAAGTCGGTTACTTAACCGCAAATGACGAAAACGCCTTAATGGGTGCGTCACAAATGAGTAGTGATAATATCATTATGACATTATTACGTAGTAAAATCTATGAACATGATTTAAGACCTGAAGAGCTATTGGATGGGGATATTGAGGCGGTACTTATTTTCTTACGTAACACTTCATTTGGTCCTGAATATAAAGTGTCAGTTACAGACTCACAAACAGGAAAACCATTTACACATACAGTTGTGTTAGATGAGTTAAATATTAAGAAAACACAACACCAACCTGATGAAAATGGTTTTTTTACAACAACATTACCAAAATCAGGGGTTAGTGTTAAATTAAAACCATTGAGTTTTGCAGAAACAACTGAAATCAGTAAAATGGCTGAGCAATACCCCGCAGGTAGAACCGCACCAACTATTACTTGGAGATTAGCAAAACAAATTGTTGAAATTAATGGAAACGATTCCAAAGAACAGATTGCAAATTTCATTAACACAATGCCAATTATGGATTCCAAATATATCCGTAATTTCATTAGAGAAAATCAACCTTCATTAGATTTAACAAAAACAGTAAAAGCCCCTTCAGGAGACTTGGTAACTTTCGAGATTACCTTTGGGGTGGAGTTTTTTCGGCCTTTCTTCTAATCACAAACAACTTTTAATCGAAGAGTATTATTTTTTGGCGAGATTTATTAGGTTATCTTACACCGAATTTCACATCATGCCAACTTATATGAGAAAGTACCTCATCGACAGAATTATTGAGGACAATACGCCAAAAACATAATAGTAAAATTGTTTTTGGTGTATTTATACATATATAATACTTAACCTATGGCAGAAACTACTAACGAACCTGGTGGAGACTTTTTAAGTAAAGTCCAAGGAGCACTCGAACAAAGTGTTGGAAAAATTACCGATGCTTTGGCAACTAATTTACGTGCGGGAGATATCGCTAAGGTAATTCAAGAAATTGACGATAAAGCGACAACAATTGTAAAATCTTTTGGACAAGGTCGTGAAAACATTGTTAACTTAAAGGCCGCTATGGCAGACGCCGCCTCTGAAGTAGAGAGAATGGGGGGTAGTTTTGACGACATTGTTAGTATTCAAAAAGATGTTGCAGAATCATTAGGTCGAAATTTAATACTAACCTCAAGTTCCTATAAAGATATATACGCCACTTCAGAAGTAACGGGTCAAAACGCAAAAGAACTTGTTACTAATTTTAAGGATGCTGGTATGTCAGTTTACCAAGTTACTGGTGAAATGAGTAAAGTTGTTAACATTGCAAGAGAATCGGGGGTTAATGCTCAAGCGGTTAGTAAAGAAGTCCTTTCAAACATGACCGCATTAAATCAATTTAATTTTGCGGGTGGTGTCTCAGGATTAGCCAAGATGGCGGCTCAAGCCTCATTACTAAGAGTTGATATGAATAGTACTCTTAAATTAGCTGATGAATTATTTAGTCCTGATAAGGCGATTGAATTGGCGGCATCAATGCAAAGATTAGGTGTTGCGAATTCAGAACTATTAGACCCATTACGTTTAATGGATATGGCTCAAAATGACCCCGCAGAACTCCAAAACCAAATCTCAAAAATGAGTGAACAATTTGTTCAATTAGGTGAAGATGGTAAGTTTGAGATTATGCCAGGGGCTAAGAGACAGTTAATGGAGGTTGAGAAAGCCATGGGTATGAGTAGGGGGGAATTATCTAAAATGGCGTTGTCAAGTGCTGAGGTTGCCGATAAGATGCAGAAAATTAAATTTCCATCAAGTTTTACTGAAGAAGAAAAAGGATTAATTGCTGGTATGGCAGAAATGGGGGCTGGAGGTGAATATAAAATCCAATTAGGAGGAAAAGAGTTGGGTATTACTGAAGCGATTTCGGAATTACAAAAAGACCCTGACCAAATGAAAGCTCTTAAAGAAATGGCTCAACCTAAAAGTATGGAAGAGTTAGCCAAAGACCAACTAACAATTTCGAAATCTATGGACGCATCTTTAAAATCAATGTCAAATAGAACAGGTCGAGCGTTAGCGGGAACTAAAGTTGCCAATCAGGCCTTAGAGGCCCCAAAACTATTATATGATGCTGCCGCCGAATCGTTATCAGGAGATAAATTAAGTAGTAGAAATCTTAGAAGTGGTTTAGGTACAGGAGCGGAAGAAGTTTTAGGTTCAATTAACAAATTATTTAAAGGTGAGGGGTCTATGAGTGAAACCTTTAATGTTGTTAAAGGAAGTATGGAGAGTACCGCTAATTTTATGAAAGGGGCTTATGCTGAAGCGTTAGATAAAGGGGCGGTTGCTGCCTCAAATTTGGCAAAAGAACAAAACATTTTTCTTGAGATATTACAAAATGGTGGTAAGAAACTAGGGGAGACTTTTATGAAGGTTGAAAAAATACCAACAAAAACCACCGCAACCCCCGAAACGACTTCAACAACAGTTGCAAAAGATATGTTGAAATTACCAGGACAAAACGTTCAATTTTTACCTGAAGATACTTTGGCATCATTCACTAAAGGTAAAGAAGTTTTGTCGGCGTTAGCGGGGTCTAATAATAGAAATGAAAATAATATAAATGACACGCCTTCACCAAGAATGACTGAATCGGGGCCTGTTAATATTAATTTAAACATAACCGCACCACCAAATATTGACACCGCTCAACTTATGTTGGCGTTTGAAAACTCAGGAGTTAAAGAAGCTATGGTTACTGCGGTTACTAAAGGTCGATACAATAATGGGTTAACCTCACCAACTTCTAATCAGGCACAATTGATGGAAATGGCGAGTATGAGGGTATAAAAATAAACATGATATCTATTTATAATAAAAGTATAGAAAATGCCAAATAGCACATTATCGTTTGTTAACAGTTCGTCATTTAGAAACACCTTATTAGCCAAAAATTTGGACCCATATGATGTGCCAGGAGTTTATACGCCACCCTCAGGTCCTATTACTTATGAAGTACAACAATCAATAAGTAATGTTATCGATTCGCCAGACGTTTTAATTGCTGACACCCCATTTGCTGCGACACTATACCCATTAAATGAATACGGGCCTAATGGTGGGTTTAACACCACAATTACGTACAATGGACCTCCATTACCTGTTAACTCTAATCAAGGGGAATATAGTCCAACAGATACGGTATTAGACTTAGTTAATGAGTTCTATATTGATGCTGCTTATATTGAAAATAGATATGGTCCTTCAGGAGGATTTAACGATATGGTTATTGTTACGGACATCCAAAACAATAATAAAATTTATCAGCCTTATTGGAATCCCCCAACATTTGTACCGTCTTCTTATACCCCGTACAGTATATTATTTTCTGATAATCCGAATGGAACTGATGGCTCTTTATCACAAGATTCTTATATTGCAAAAATTGGTGCGGAACAACTTAATTATTTGTTTCAACAAAGAATTGCTGCCGAGGTATTCCAAAATACAGTTGGACAAGTTAATTTAGATTCTTTAAGTGACCCTTTTGAGGCCGCATTAATTGCAACAGGACAAGAACCGTTAGTTTATAGAAATTATCGAATTACGGTTCCTGAAAATCCTATTGTTGCCGCGTTTGATTTGGCGAGTAGATTAGCGAGTGCATATTGGCCTGTTTCTTTGATTCCTGGTGATTATTTTACTCAACAACACAAGCCAGGATTTTTGTCACAACAAACATCAAACGCTTTAAATGTTATAAATCAACTAACAGGAGGGTTTTTAGGTCCGATACTAAACACGTCTAGAAGTGCGTCTGAATTATTTTTGGCCAATACAGGTAACGGTCAAAGGTCGGTATTATTTCGTAATATTGATTATAATAGATATCAACCTGATTATAAAAATCAATATGGTGGATTATTGGGTATTGCTCAAGGTTTAGTTAACTTAGCGGTTAATTTAATTAATCCTGATAATGGTACCTTAGTTGGTGGTTATTATGTTGGTAGTAGAAATGCTGAGCCATCAACAATAACATCTCCCCCAAATCAAATACCAATTAATGTCTTTGGACAACAGGACCCAGCACCTGTTTATGGTCCTTCAGAACTTGCGATTCTATATGAGGGTAATAATGAAGTTTTAAATTTTGGTCTTGCCGCAAAACCATTAAGTGATGGTGGTGGTATTGATGGTCAATTTGTTTGGACATCACCTAAGTATAAAGGTAACGCAGGATTTAAAGCGACTCCTGGTGGAGGTGCGGGTAGTTTAGACCCCGAGTTTAACCAAGTTAGTAGTTATTATACAAGAGACGAGTCAACAAACATAACCTTTAAGGACTCTTCAATTTTAGACCAAACACAAAGGTTAATTAATTCTGCCGATAATGTTACGGGTATTTCTCGTTTGAAACATGTTGGTAATGCGATGAATCAAGTTAGTAAAGTATTCCATGATGGGTATAAAGAAATTACTAAAGGTTCTCAAGTATTATCATATACTGATTTTACCACAGGGGCTGAAAAAGGGATTGAATATTGCCGTGTATTCACTAAGGATACTCCTTATTACACTTATGCCGATTTACAAAAAACTGACGGTATTACAACTTCGGGTAGACGTTTTAGTAATTCTGTATTTGATAACACATACAACTTAAACATCGCACCACTTAAAAACCCTGGTTCTACTAACATTCAAATGAATAACCAAGGTAAAATGGTTGCTAAAAAATACATGTTCTCTATTGAGAATTTAGCTTGGAGAACCTCTAGTAGACCTGGATATACATATGATGAATTACCAACATGTGAGAAAGGACCTAATGGGGGTAGAGTTATGTGGTTCCCGCCTTATGATTTAAAATTCTCAGACCAAAGTTCTGCGAATTGGAATTCACAATCATTCTTAGGTAGACCTGAGCCAATTTATACTTATAAAGACACTAGTAGAACAGGAACACTTTCTTGGAAAATTATTGTTGACCACCCCTCAGTTATGAATGTTATTGTTGAAAAACAATTAAAAGGGCAAAGTAAAGAAAAGTTAAATTCAATTATTGATTCGTTCTTTGCGGGATGTGTTAAGTATGATATTTATCAATTAGGACTTAAGTTTAATACAATACCAACAAAGGATTTGTATACCTATCAAGAAATTTTAAATAACCCACAATTAACCAAAGAAGAGTTAGAGGGGGTTAATCAATCTATACCTAAAGATAATTCGGGCGGATTAGTTACAACACAAAATAATACTCCCGCAAATAGTGGTAGTAAAGCGGATACTAAAGATAATTCAGGTACCGAATTTGAAACCGCATTTAATGAATTAGCGTTCTATTTTTTTAACGACATTCCTGACCCTAATACAAATAAAACGGTTTCTTCTGTACCTTATAATGTTACATATAATAATTATACCGCTCCGTCATTCGTTAGTAATTATGTGGAAAAGGCTAATGCGGTGTTTAAATCTGATTTGTCTTATTGTAAAACAAACGCGACATATTGTGAGACAAATAAAAAGGTTAAAGAGTTTTATGATACGGTAATTATCGACAACTTTAACGCAATTGACAATGCGGATAACGGTTTTATTAAAAAGGCGTTTAATTTATTAAAAGAAAAAAATGCAACAATTAATTTAACTTTAGTTGGTTCTGCGTCAGCACCAGCATCAAAATCGTATAACGTAAATCTTTCTAAAAGAAGAAACGATTCTGTTATGCAATATCTTAAAATTAGAAGTAAGGAAATTGGGTGTGATTTAACACCATTTATTGATGATAAAAAATTCGTTTTAGCGGATACTGGTTATGGGGAAGAAATTACCGTAATTCCTAAATCAACATCAGGAGGTGCGGGTACTTCGGTTAATTGTACAACTGATATTAAAAATGGTTCGGGTGTTGTTACATCTAATTCACAAATTTATTCAGTTGACGCTATGGCTTGTAGACGTGTTAAAATTTTGTCTAAAGTTGATATACCACCAGGAGAAAGTAAAAACGATAACGACCCAACAACAACACAAACCTCAACACCGCCTAAAACTATTGATATAACGGTTAAACCAAAAACACCAAAACCTACGGTTAGTATTGAGAAAAAACTTAAGGAAGGTATTGGGAAACGAATATTACGACAATTACTTTCTGAATGTGATTACTTCCAAGTGATTGAGGAAAATGTTCCGATGTTATACGATTCAATAAAAGAAAAAATTAAATACTTTAACCCTGCGTTTCACTCTATGACACCTGAAGGGCTGAATGCTCGTTTAACGTTTTTAAATCAATGTGTTAGACCTGGTGAGACAATACCAACGATTGGGCCTGACGGTAAGCCAAAATACAACGATGCGGTTAATACATCATTTGGCGCACCACCAGTATTAATATTACGTATTGGTGACTTTTATAATACAAAAATTATACCTAAGAGTGTTTCATTTACTTATGACCCTTTGTTGTATGACATGAACCCTGAAGGTATTGGTATCCAACCGATGATTGCTAATGTTACAATGAACTTTGATTTCATTGGTGGTATGGGTCTTGCTAAACCTGTTGAACAATTACAAAACGCATTATCGTTTAACTATTATGCGAACACTGAAATTTATGATGAGAGAGCGGTATGGACCGAAGATACTTCAGCATTAGATAAAACTTTAATGGAATCTATTTTACAAAACCAACCTCTTGAAACTGTAGACAACGTTGATAACCAAGCACAAAATGCGTTTGGTAGTACAATTGGGGATATTGTTAATTTTAATAGAGTTGTTAGTGGTGAAACAGGTGAAATTAGTTATCAGGTTATTATGGATAAGATGTTATCTGAAACGACAACGTATTTTAGTACGTTATATAATCAATTAGAAAGTATTGTGTTACAAACCAATTATGGTGTACTACAAATGGCTAATCAATATAGAGATTACACGGATGGTAATTTAAAATTAGGGACAAATGACGAATTAACAAAAATATACGGTAAGGCGTTATTGTCTAGTACGGAAGGTAATACTAAAGTTAACCTATTCCAAGAGGTCCTTGATGTTTGTATTTATGATGTTAACGATGAGTCTAACCCAATAATTAATGAATTGATTAATAAATACGTTGAAATTACTCCTGATGAAATTAGAGTTCTTAAAACAAATATGATTTCATATTTAAAACAAGTTTACTTGGTAATACCTAATAGTGTTCAAGCAATTATTACTGATTTAACGGTTAAAGAACAAGATTACGTCCAAATAATTAGAAAATTAGATATTATTAACCAAAAAACCGATGGTAAGAAATTAGAAAATGGTACCCCATTAGTTTACAATATTAGTGGAAGTACCAAGGTTAGTGAAAGTACTAAACAAGAAAATAGTTCCATAACAGACACGTATGTTGAGTTTACAACTGATTGTAGTAAAATATACAAATCACTTAATGATTATTTAGAAGTTTTAACCAAAAAAGAAATTATCACGGACACTTATACAGGGTATGGGGGATTTAAAACCGCAGATGATTCGTTCGCAACCGATGGATATAAACAAGAGTTTTTTATATTAGTTGGTAGAAATTTCAGTGATAAAAATAAATTAGAGGACTTTAAAAAATTTATGTTAACCGCTAATATATCGGGAAATAAAAAGTTAGTTAAAAAATTTGAAAATATTACAGATGATTTGGCTAAAGAATTTAGTCAAGAAATTAAAAAAGAAGAAAAAATATTTTCGGATTTTAGAAAAAGTTCTGAATATAAAACATACATTGAAAGTCCTGACGATATTTTATATCCTGTGGGTAAAACAAGAGTGTTTGATTATACAACAGTACCTAATCCCGCAACTGAAACTGCTCAGAAAAAGTTATTAAGTGACCTGTTTACTACGGTTAATTTAGAACCTGATAAAACTAAAAGTTATATGGGTAAAGTTAAATTTAATTAATTATGGCATCAAAACAATATTATAATAGATATAATGATTTTATTTTAAATGGGCAACAGACTGTCGTCCCTTATATTTCTTTACCAAGTAAAAGCACTGATAAACGATACATTTATAAGGCTGGTCAGTCCAGATTAGATAAAATGTCACAACAGTATTATGGGTCACCATTCTTTGGGTGGTTAATAATGCAGGGTAATCCAATTTACGGAGGACAAGAATGGAACATCAGTGATGGTTCTATCTTGACAATTCCATTTCCTTTAGTAGCTTCTTTACAGGATTATAAAAATCAATTGGATAATCATTTCTTCTATTATGGTAGGTAACACAGAAAATATTTTAGTCGAGTTTGACTACAACAACATAACAATCGTAGACCCAAACAAAGTTATCGATATAAATGGTAATGCTAAAGAACGATTTATTAAACAAGAAGATTTAGTTTTTTACGCTAATTTGGAGTGTAAAGTTTTACCAAGAACTAAACTAGCCGTTGGAGTTGCAAATAACGACCAAATCCAAACTGTTTCAATCGCGTCAATTAATTTCTTAAAACCTGGTGATAAGACATTTTTAGATAATAGTTACACTGATGAAATTACGGGTAAAAATAGTGTTACTGGCGAAGGTGTTAATCAACCAACAAAAAATTCTGTTAGTAACCCTAACAAACCTGCCGACTTTTTCTTAAGACAAACAATTAATTCAGGCGGAAAACCAGGTTCAACCGATAATGGTCTTCTTGGAATAACCTCAATTAATATACGACAAGGTTTAGATTTTTTACCAACAATCAATGTACAACTAGAAGATGTTAAGGGTAAAGCCTTATTTGAGTCGGGAGATAATTCACCTTACGCGGCATTCTTCAATCTACCATATCCATTATTTCATTTAACGATTAAAGGGTATTATGGGAAGGCAATTAAGTTAGGTTTAATGTTACAATCTTTTAGCTCAAGGTATGACACATATAGCGGTAATTTTAAAATAGATTTAAAATTCTATACTTACAAATATACTATATTAAGTGAGATTACTATGGCAGCATTGACCGCAACACCCCACATGTATAAATCAAGAATTAAGGTTCAAACAACTCAAGGAAGTACTGATAGTAAGTTTGTTAAGGTTGAGGATGGTGTTGTTGAAGGTGGGTTCCAAAAAGTTAAAGAGATGTATAGTGAATATAAATCAAAAGGTATGATACCTGATGATTTTCCTGAAATCACTTTGGTTCAAATGCAAGATAGGATTGAAAATTTTATCAAAAACGTATTAGATAGTTTTACCAAACAAAATTTGGACCCACTAACTAATTTAGACACTTATCAAAAAACTCTTAATGAGTATTCTGGGGATGTTTATTATTTTAATGGTTCGTCATGGTTTGAAAAGTATATGGATAAAAATACTGCATTTGTTTTAACGAACGGTAATAAAGTCTATACGTTTAAACAAGAATTTAATTTGCAAAAAAGACTTGATGCAAAATCTGAATTAGATGGTCTTGTTAAAAAATATAATGAGTTATTAAATGGTAATGAAACTGTTGGAACAAATGGTTCGTATAAAATTAATAATAAAACGACTAAAATAACAATACCTAACGGTATTGTATCTCCAGATACCTTCATCCCAAAACCTGAGGTTACAGAAAAAGACATTGATTTAATTCAAAGTTATCGGTTAGTTAAAGGAGTAAAAACCACGCCAACTGATACACAACTTGCGGAATACCAAGCTGAATTGATTAAAAATAAAGTGTTTAACACTCCTATTATTAAAAACGCCGAAGGCAATATTGAGCCAATTAAAGATTATTATATTTTTGAGGGTACAAATACATTTATCGATAATATCGATAAAATGGGTAAAAAATTAAAAGTTTTTAGAGAACAAATACAGGAAGAACTTACAAACGCTCTTTCAGAATTATTACAAAGTAAGGATAATGGTATTGGGTTTGTACCTAATATTAGAAATGTTCTTGCGGTTGTCTTTGCTAATGGGGAGGCGTTTTTAAGATTAATGGATGATGTTCATACAAAAGCTTGGGATAAAAGAGATTCTAAAATTAGAAAAGACTCTATCTTTAATACTCAAACCGCTGGTGCATCACAAGATAATTTAAGTAGTGGTAACAACAAGGAACAACCTATATATCCTTGGCCACAAATGATTAAAGAAACTGCGGGAACTGATGGCCACGAAAAGTTTGAAATTGTTTATCCTGGTGATTCTTCGGTGATTACTCAAACAAAAGGATTTTTAGCGGACGAATGGCCTGAGGTTGAATTTGTTGAGGAATTTATTAGAGGTTATGTTGAAAGAA